CCACCATAAATAAAAAGGTCTCCATTTTGATTTTGAATTGAACTATTAGAACCATCGTGGTAAATCTGTAAGTCAGACCCTGCACCGAATATAGCTTTTCCATTATCTACAAAGGTTGCATTTGCTCCTACTGTTACATTTGTTGTAGTAGATAAAGCACCTGTAACTAATACACCTGCTGATGTTGTTTCAATCTTTGAAGTTCCTCCATATTTTAAGACCACATTATCATTTCCTGTGTTCATAGAAATAAATTGATTTCCAGTTACACTATTTCTTAAAAATATATTTGTTCCTGCTGTCTGTATATATAAATCTCCTGCACCAAGTTCATTTATAAAACTATTATTCGAAGAATGATGAATTTCTAAATCTGAACCTGTACCGAATTTTGCTTTTACACCATCTGTATAAATAACATCTCCAGTCATTGTACCCCCTGCAAGTGGCAAGAATGAACCACCTGCTCCTGTGATAGTTCCACTTACTACAAGATTACCAGTAACATCTATTCCTGATGTTGTTGTTTGTAATTTTTGTGAATTTTGATAAAACAATTTTACTCCACTATCTCCTGCTATAATTAAACTACCATTAACATTTGAAATTTTATGATTTGGAGCAAATAACTGTAAATTATCAGTTCCTTGTATTCTTAAAGTTCCACCAGAAGCATCATTAAAAATTCTGTTACCATTTGTATAAGTTCCACCAAATGATATTACACCAACATCTGTAGGTGTTCCATTGTTTGTAGTTGTTGTTGGTAACTGTATGCTTTTTTGTATAACTATATTGGTTGCACCTGTTGTATTGCCAAATGATAATACTTCTGCTAAAGTATCTGTCTGTGAAAATTTAGTATCTACATATAACTTAACTGCTGCACTTGTTGGTACAGTTGTATCATTGTTAAAGTTTCCGATTCCATTTGCTGCTGTTACAAATTGTGTTATTGTAACCCCTGTGCCTGTATCTTTTAAAGAACCCCATTCTAAAATAGCCGTTACTTTAAAATCTCCTGCATTGTTTAAAAACAGACCTGATTGGTTTCCTGAGCCATCAGTTAATTCTTTCAATGAAGCTGATATGGCTGTATTATCAATAGTCTTTAAAAGACCTGGATAAGTTTGTGATATTTTAGTATTAAATAGAGTTGCCATTCTTATTATTTTTAATTTTATTGTTTATTTTTTTTAGAAATACTTTTAATTTTTCTATATTTTTTTCTTTTGGTTTATAACTCATAATACCCATCCATTAAAAGTTGCATCATAACTTGGATAAATATCATCATTTGTATTGCTCGTGTATTCAGGGTATGTTGTTTGATTAAAAGACATAAAGTCAATAAATCTTCTTGAATACCATTCAGCGTTTGTTCTTGCTTTTTCTACTAGATAATCAACTTCTTCTTTGCTAACTGTATCAGCGTTTTCTGAACGATGCTTAAATACACCACCATTACGCACTTGATATGCTGCGAAAGGTAAGTAATCAACTTGTGCAAACCATATTAGCATAGGAACTATGTAATCATCTAGCAAAGTTTTCCATCTTGCGTTTGCAGGTTGGTCTATGTTAGGTATTGCTGCTGATAATCCGTTATATAAATCTGTACCCATATAATTTTGGATATGTATCTCTTGCGCAATCTTTATGAATTGTATAAACTTATCCGTATCCACATTCCCATCTAGTATGGAGTTTCTAATTAAGTCTGTTCTATTTATGAATAATTGTGTAGCCATATTTTATTATTTAGGGTATGCGCCTCTTCCTGACATTTTATCGGTTGCTTTACCTGCTTTTTTCCACCCTTTTGGGTTTCTATTAGCGTATGCAGGTATTGTTCTTGTTTTTTGGTAGTTACCTAAGTTCTCTGATGCTTCTGTGTTAGAATCTAATCTATATAAAACCCTTACCCATTTATGCTGACAATATATACCACCTTTTAATTCAAAAATATTATAAGGCATATCAGGTTTATGTCTAAATTCAACATTGACATTCTCTCTATAACTAGCTTTGTCAATATCTTCAATACGCCAAACAATACCAAGACTAGTTAAGTTCATCATTTTTTCACAAAATGGTCTACTCTTTCCTGACTTAGACATTCCTCTAGCATATTTATATCTAATTTTATATAAACCATTCTTAGAATCTAAGTCGCTATAAGCTGAACCATTGTTTTTACTACCTACATTGTAGTCTGTAGCTGATACTAATCCTACTAATCTTTTAACTCTTTTTAAAAGGCTTTGAGGTTTTTCTTTTATTAAATAATTAGCCCAATCTTCATTACTATATTCGGAATCTTCATCTAACTCATCTACTAAAACCCATTCTTTTGACATCTTAACGCCACTTTTTTCAAGTGAACCAATTATTTCATCAGTATCTTGTTCAGATAACTCAGATTTATTTTTAACAGGAATACAATTAGGAACTTCTTTTCCATCTTTCATTTTAGTTCCGTATTGTTCGTAACCATCCCAGCAAGGTGCTTTTAATTCTTCGTGATTTTCGCAAGGCATATAATATACAACCCCTTCAACTTCGTGTTCGTGATAACCACCACAACCTTTTTCTTCGGCTACTTTAATAGCTTCTTCTTTAGTTTCATAAGCCTCTTTACCATCAATCATTTTTAAAACTTCTTTTGATAGTTTAGTTCCCATTTCAACCCCTGTTTCTTCTTCAATAGTTTCTTTGTCTTGTATTGTAGGGTCAACCTCAGTAAACTCTAATGGCTGTAAGGTCGTAAAGTATAGATTTAACGATACTTCGTTGTATGCTAGTATTTTGTCAAAGTTATCTATTAAAAGTTCCTGAAATGGTCTTATAACAGTATTATCCATCAATAAAGATGCGGTTTTAATTTCATCAGCATTATTCCCAAGACCTGATTGGTCTTTTATACCTAATAACATAGGGGAAACAATACGATGAGCAACCATTATCTTTTTAGTTGATTCATCACTTAAAAATTGATATTGATTATGAGCATCACTTAGTTGTACAGGAGTGATATCGGCTTGACTTTCTTTGTTGTCATTAAACGCAAGGATAAATTTACCTGCGTTACTAGTACCAGAGAATTTTCTAGCTATCTTTTGTTCTATTAACTTTCTTTCTTCTTGGTTTGGTGTTCCGTTATTGAAGTTGATAAGCATAGATGGTGCTAGACCATTCATTATGTTATTCAAATGATAGTTGCTTATTTCTTCCTCTAGTTCACAATACTGTAACCCACCTTGGTAATCCACAGGCGAGTAGTAATAGAAACCTGATTTATAAGGTTTAACATATAAAATCTCTATACTTTCTTTAGACATACCAAAAGCAGGTATTCTTAACGGAACATCACTTCTTTTTATATTTACCCAATCTTTAAAATAAAAATAAGCAGGTACATCTCCTTCATCATTGGCTTTTTCTGCTCTTAGGGTTTCAATAGGCATATGCTCTATTTGAGCGATACGACTTCTATCTTTAGAATATATGATTTGAATAGCACATTGACCCATTAATTTAAGGTCATAACAAAGTTTTCTTACACAATCTTTCTTAAATAATGAAATCATTTGCGCATATTCATTAGGTTTACGACTTGCATCTGTTGCGTTTAGTCCTTTACCATAAATTGCTTGACTTATACCGTTAATTGCTGCGTTATTTGTTGGGCTTCCGTTATATCTATCAATAAGGAATTGAAAATAGTTATTATCTGCACCATATTGAATCCATTCCTTGCCTTGTACTTCTTCAATTTCAGGGCTAGTATAAGTGCTTAAATTAACAAAACCAAACTCAGATACTTTTGAGTTTTTAACGTATTGTCCTAAATTATTTCTTTTTCTATTTTTCATCTTACTAAATATGTATTATTATACTCATCATAATTAAGGTATTGACCTTTGTTTAATTGATAATGGTCATTGTCATTTAATTGGTCGATGTCTTGGTCAGTACAGAATATCTTATCTCGATATATATCTTCTTTAAAATTACCATCTACATTCCATAAAACATCATATAAATTCCAGAAACTATTATTAGTGTTCCAAAAATCATAATCAATGTATAAATATAAGTCAAAAAAGTGTGCTTCAACTAAAACAGGATTAAATACATTATTAAATGTCAAATAATTACCTACTGTTGTGCCTGATAAATTTTGATATAATTTAGTTACGTTTGTGCTATCATCTCTAATAGACATAGTAAAAGCATTATCATCATACTGTCGGGGTATAATTGATAATGTTTGCGCCTGTGCTGATGTTGTTAATATAATCATTACTTATATAACGTAATAATCTTGCTAATTTGTACAATCATTTATGC